TAGTTGGAATAAGAACTTCTTACATAAGACAATAGAAAAGATAATTCCAACATTGAAAAAGGATGGGATACTGGCAATAAATATTGCAGATGTTTATGATGCAAAAAACAAAACATATTTTGACATCTGTAATCCAATGAATGATTTTATAAAATCACAAGGGTTGGAATACTATGGTTGTATAGGAATGGAGATGACTAAGAGATTCAATAGTGGTGGTGCTGGTAATGCAAAAAGTGAATACTTTAGTGAGGATTTGAAAGATAAAACAAAGGAAACCGAAAATATAGCATTCGGAGAACCAATATGGATATGGAAAAAAGCTTGACTTGTATTGCTTTTATTCGTATATTCATATATGATAAATTAGGAAAATAAATGGAAAATGATACTCTTTTGTGGGTTGAGAAATATCGACCACAAACACTCGATACATATGTTGGTAACGAACACCTTGTAAAGAAGGTTGGTTCATATATCAAAAATGATGACATACCACACCTTTTACTATATGGGAAGGCTGGTACAGGTAAGACTACTCTTGCAAAACTAATCGTCAATCAGATTGATTGTGATTATTTATACATCAATGCATCCGATGAGAATAATGTTGATACTGTTAGGACAAAGATAAAGACATTTGCCTCAAGTATTGGATTCAAGAAATGGAAAGTGGTTATATTAGACGAGTGTGATTACATAACACCAAATGCTCAGGCTGCTCTTCGTAATCTTATGGAAGTATTTTCTTCACATTGTAGATTTATATTGACTTGTAATTATTTAGAGAGAATGTTACAACCTATTGTAAGTCGTTGTCAGACTTATAACATATCACCACCATCTAAAAAAGAAGTTGCTCTTCACTTGAATACCATTTTGAAACAAGAGGATGTCGATTTTGAAATAAAAGATATGGGTGACATAGTAAATGCAAACTATCCTGATATTCGTAGAATTATAAATACAATACAAAGACAAGTGGTGGATGGTAAACTCGTATTAGTATCTGAAGAATATAATGATAATTATAAAGTAAAGATTTTGGAATCATTGAAAAATGACAATCCAAAAGATTGTTTCAATAACATACGAAAGATTCTTGCAAACTCAAAGATAAACGACTTTGTGGATTTGTTTAGATACTTATATGACACGATAGATGATTTTGCAAAGGGTTCTGAAGCCGAGGTTATACTAACAATCGCCGAGTATGAGTTTCGTGATTCACAAGTTCCAGATAAAGAGATAAATTGTATGGCGATGCTAACCAAGATTATAGGATATGTAAAATGACAATGAGACCGATGAAACCAATGCCAGGACAACAACAACAAGTACAAGTTGATTTGAGTAAGGCTGAAAGTATCTCGTGTGAGAAATGTGGTAATTATAATTTTATTCAGACATACTTTCTGAAGAAATTATCACCACTTGTATCACCAACAGGAGAAGAAGCCATAGTACCAATCAATGTATTTTCTTGTGGTAATTGTGGTGAAGTACCAAAAGGATTCATTCCAAAAGATGAGTAATTACGAACAAAATTTAGTAAAATTATTTGGTAATGATTATGTGGATAATCTTGTTCCATCTGAAGAAGAGTTGGAACAAAAGTATAGTATTGAGGATACCAAACAAAAAGGTAAATCTTTATTCGACCACATAACTGCAATTTGTACACAACCAAACAACTATTTTGAAAATCTAACAGAGGTTGATAAAAAGTCGTGGTCAAATTATATGGTACATCGATTCCTTTCAATGAAAATGGAATGGGTGGACTTTGTAAATGATGTTCAGAAGTATTGGACATTAGAACCTAAAGATGTTTATAAGTTGTATACAAGTATATTACCAAGAAAAAAACAATGGTTGAAATATATCAAGGGAGAAAAAGATATGAGACCCAACGAGGTATTAGAGATAATATCAAAACACTTCAAACTATCATACAGAGAGTCTGTGCAGTATTATGACTACTACATCTCTTCTGAACAAGGTAAGACCGAACTCGGTGGTATCTTGAGAAAGTATGGAGTAAAAGAAGATGTAATTCGTAGGAAATACGGACTTACATAATGTATAATCGGTTTAATAACCCAAACTTAAATCCAGTTACAATAGAGGGATACAAAATGGCGAAAGGTAAATTGACAGAACTTACTAATTATGAGAAAGCATTGTATGAACACGAATGGGGATTAGATACCAAAGAAAAAATAATTTGGTTGAATCAAGAATTCGAGTTATCGACAATTTATGATATCGGAGCAAAATTACACACGATACAGAGGGTAAATCCTACTGATGACCCAATAACTTTACATATCACATCTTATGGTGGTGATTTGTATTCGGCACTTGGGTTGATAGACACTATACAATCATTTCCTGTGAAAGTAAATACACACGCAGTTGGTGCATGTATGAGTGCAGGAAGTTTGATTCTAATAAGTGGTACAGGTGAAAGAACTATGACTAAAAATACGACAATTATGGTACACGAGGGTTCTTCTTTTGAACACGGAAAAACAAGTGATGTGTTGAGTTCATCAAAACATCTTGAAAATCTTAGGAAGAAAATGATAGAGATGTTTATTCAACACACCAACAAACCAAAGGCATTTTGGAATAGAGTTATGACAAAAGACACATACATTGATTCCAAACAGGCTATAGAATACGGAATAGTAGATAGTATAAAATGACAAGTGTAGATTACCAAGTCCTAAGTAAGTTCGTTGATATTGATGAACGAGATTTGGAGTTTCACAAGATAACAAATGCAATAAAAGAACACGATATCGAACACGGTATCGAAGTTATATTTGATTATTATCGGAGACACGGATTTCCACATTATAAAATTCGTGAAGAAGAGAAACACGACCACATAAGAAAACTACAAAAGTTCGATGTGGATACTATTTTTATTGATAATCAAATCATACAGACAATGCATTGTTTGAGATTGGCTTGGACATACTTCCCACATTTTTGGGAAATAAGATGTGGGAGTGCCAAACAATCACCAATGGAAATATTCAATGATGACGAGAAGTTCAAAAAGACTATTCGTAAATGTTGGAATTGGAGTGCAAAACATTACAAAGGTGAGGAGAATCATCCAAACAATAAGTTTACAGAGAACAGACTTAGACAATCACTAAAAATTTATACAGGAACTCAATCAGTTAGTAACTTTAGACCAACTGCTGCAAAACTTATATATGAGAAGTTTGGTGGTGAAGTAGTTTGGGATATGAGTTGTGGTTGGGGTGGTAGATTATTAGGATTCTTATCTGCATCAAATACCAAACATTACATTGGTACTGAACCATCTACGAGAACTTTTGATGGTCTGTTGAAGATGAAAAAAGATTTTTCGTATTTTGGGAAAAAAGTTGATATTTATAAACAAGGAAGTGAGGAATTCAAACCAGAAAAAAAATCACTCGATTTATGTTTCACTTCCCCACCTTATTTCGATACTGAAAAATATAGCTTGGAAAAGTCACAAAGTTTTATTAAATTCCCTACAGAGAATGAATGGGTAAATGGTTTTTTGAGAAAGACTATTCAAAATTGTTATGATGGACTAAAAAAAGATAAATATATGTTGATAAATATTGCAAATACTCCTAAGTATGATTTTATAGAAAAGGAGACTATTGGTATATCAAAAGAACTTGGTTTTACACAAGAAGACACATTACAATTGACATTATCAAGTGTAATGGGTGCGGGTTATAAATATGAACCCATATTTGTTTTTAAAAAATGATAAATGAGAGGTTATAAATGATAAAAGAAAGAACAGAAACATCTGTTGTATCAACTGATGAAGTTGTAGAACTGATGGAAAAAGAGTGGCCAGTAATGACTGCTGAGTTCAAAAAGTTACAAAGAGAACAATATGAATTGTTCTTACACAAACAACACGATTATGGTCCTGGTAATATTTCAGTTGGAACAGCATTGAAAACACCAGAAGAGGTGAAACTATCACTTACAGGTTTGTGGTTTCGTATGAATGATAAGTTACAGAGAGTAAAGACTTTATTGATGAACAATAGAGAATCTGCTGTAAAAGATGAACCATTAGAAGATGCATATTTGGATGTGTCTAATTATGGGATAATGGCGACAATTGTAGGTCGTGGTAAGTGGGGTAAGTAATTGTCAGTAAATAGAGTAAGTCACTCACAATATTCTGTATGGAGTAATTGTCCTTATCAATGGAAACTAAAGTACATTGATAAGTTAGCTCCATTTTCAGATTCCATACACACTATGTTTGGTACGAGTGTACACGAGGTATTACAAACTTATCTTGATGTAATGTATAAAAAGTCAATCAAAGAGGCAGACCAACTACCACTTGATAAAATGTTACTTCATAGAATGAAAACCAACTATGAGAACATTATGAAAAACAATGGTGGAGAAGAATTTTGTACTGAAAATGATATGAAAGAATTCTTTAGTCACGGAGTATTGATATTTGATTTCTTCAAAAAGAAAAGAGCTAATTATTTCTCAAAGAAATATTGGGAGTTGGTTGGAGTAGAAATTCCACTACAGAAGAAATTGAGACCAAATATGAACTTTGTTGGGTTCATAGATTTAGTTATGAAAGATACACGAAATGGTAGATTCAAAGTTATTGATATAAAGACATCCACTAAAGGGTGGAATAAATATGTCAAACAAGACAAGATAAAATCAGACCAAATTTTGTTGTATAAAAAGTTTTTATCTGAGACTTGGAAGATACCAATTGATAGGATTGATGTAGAGTTTCTTATATTGAAACGGATGTTATATGAAAATGTGGACTTTCCACAAAAAAGAGTACAACTTCACCATCCAGCAAATGGAACTCCAAGTATGAATCAGACTTGGAAAAGATTTGAATCTTTTATGGATGATTGTTATGACGAGAATGGAGATAGAATATTAGACAAAGAGTATACAAAAACAAATACTCAGAAGTCTTGTAAGTGGTGTGAGTTCAAAGATAAACCAGAAATATGTGATAGGGGATAAGGATGCAAGATACCTTTGGCAAACAAGTAAATTATAGTATCAGAATATCAACAAAAGGTTGGTTAGGTAATGGAGTATATGAAGACTTTATACTCGATTTCTTGGACGAGGCTTGGGGTAGTTCTGCAAGATTCAAATGTTATTTTTTACTTCACGATTCAAAAGACCTAAGTGGGTTACAGAAATTTATGAAGACTTGTGAAGGAAAATTACATTGGAAAACAATCATAGAATCAGAACCAAAGGAGAGAGTTTGGTTCGATATAGGTGAAGTAGATACAAAACTAAATAGATTTTGGTATCAGGCAGATAATCCAGATGGTATAGTTTTAGGTGTTTCCCAATTTATAAAGGCTGCAGAGTTTTGTTCACAACCAAAACACCAACAGAAACCAAAACAGAAGAGAACCGATGGATGATATGAGAGTAGCAATTGTTGGGAGTAGAGAGTATGTTGATAAGAGAAAAGTACGAGACTTTATTTTCAAATGTAAAGAACAATTTGGTACAGACTTAGAAATAGTAAGTGGTGGTCAAAAACAAGGTGCAGATGGTTACGCAAAAAAATTCTCATTAGAAATGGATGTAAAATATTCAGAATTTCCACCACAACATTACCCATACAACCAACATTGTATACGACCAAACTATGAGTATGGTAAGGATTATAGAGTTTATCATTATCATAAAAGAAATAAACAGATTGCAGAATACTCTGATGTAGTTGTTGCATTTATACCAGTAGATAAAAGGTCAAAAGGTACAGAAAGTTGTTTATTGGAGGCTAAAAAATTGAAAAAAAATATAACCATTATACAATAATGATATATTTATATATAAGTATTTATGAGGGAAAACTAAATGGATAAGTTCAAATTGACTTCGGTAAAGGTGTTGAAAGATTCATATATAAGATTTAGAAGTATATGTCTCGATGATGATTTTACCTTACAAAAATTAGTAAACAGAGCTATAGACAAATATAATCAAGATGAAAATTTTCGAGATGAGATTCGAGACTATACTCAACTACATATTAGTAGTTCAAAATTATAGAAATAGGATAGGTTTTAAATGATAAATTTAAGAGACGACTTAATAAGAGCAAGTGAGTCACATTTTTTAGCACACATTGAGAAACATAGAGTCAATG